AAGGCTATGGCCAAAGGCGGTTCCGCTTCTAGCCGCGCCGATGGTTGCGCCCAGCGGGGTAAGACCCGTGGGAAGATGGTGTAACCATGATGGCCAGCCGTGGCATGGGCGCTATCGCCCGTAGCAAGATGCCCAAGGGAGTCCGTAAATCCCGGAGAGACGACACGGATTTTACGGAATATGCTGAGGGTGGCAAAGTCAACGCGGCTGGGAATTACACCAAGCCCGGTATGCGCAAGTCGCTGTTTGAGTCCATCAAGTCTCAGGCGGTACAGGGCACCGCAGCAGGCCAGTGGAGCGCGAGAAAAGCGCAGCTTTTGGCTAAGAAGTACAAGGCCAAGGGCGGGGGTTATCGAGATTGAAAGCCCCACAGCAATCGCTCAAGGACTGGACCGCTCAAAAGTGGAGGACTAAAAGTGGCAAACGCTCTTCTGACACAGGTGAACGGTATCTTCCGGAGGCTGCTATTAAAAGTCTCACTCCGTCTGAATACGCTGCTACAACCCGGGCCAAAAGAGCGGGCAAAGCCGCCGGAAAACAATTCGTAAAGCAGCCACCTAAAGTGGCGGCAAAAACGGCGAGGCATCGATAATGGCAACCTCTGGGACCTCAAGCTTTAACCTCGACCTCTCCGAGATCGTTGAAGAGGCGTTTGAGCGTTGCGGCTCAGAACTACGCACGGGCTATGACCTCAAGACCGCTCGGCGGTCCTTGAACCTAATGTTCGCTGACTGGGCCAACCGTGGCATCAACATGTGGACGTTCGAGCAGGGCACGCAGACCCTGACTCCGGGAGTGGCAACTTACACCCTGCCTGCCGACACGGTTGATCTTCTTGAACACGTCATCCGTACCGGTGCTGGGAATGCCGCCACGCAGGCTGACCTGACCATCACCCGGATCAGCGTCTCGACCTACGCCACGATCCCCAACAAGCTCCAGCAGGCCCGGCCTATCCAGATTTGGATTGAGCGCCTGAACACCCCGCAGTTCACTGTCTGGCCTGTGCCGGACAGCTCTCAGACCTACCAGCTCGTCTACTGGCGGCTGCGCCGCATCCAAGACGCGGGCAACGGCACCAACACCATGGACATGCCGTTCCGGTTCATCCCCTGCATGGTGGCTGGACTGGCCTACTACCTGTCGATGAAGGTTACGGGGGCTGAGGCGCGCATGCCCGTGCTGAAGCAGCAATACGACGAAGCGTGGGCGCTGGCCGCTGAGGAAGACCGCGAGAAGGCCGCCGTACGGTTTGTTCCGCGCCGGGCGTATATCGGGAGCACCACCTAAATGGCGAATCGGTTCGCGTCCGGTAAGAACGCGATTGCCATGTGTGATCGCTGCGGGCAGCGCTTTAAGCTGTCCCAGCTCAAGACCGAGATCGTCAAGACCAAGCGGTATCAACTGCTGGTTTGCCACGAGTGCTGGGACCCGGACCATCCGCAGCTTCAGTTGGGTATGTACCCTGTAGACGACCCACAGGCGCTCAGGAACCCCCGCCCGGACAGTACATATCAGATTGCCGGTACAGGCCCTGATGGTTACACTACGGGGGGTAGCCGGGTTATCCAGTGGGGATGGAATCCCGTAGGTGGATCATCGTTTTTTGATGCAGCACTGACACCTAACAATCTAGTGTTGTCTGTGCAAATTGGCGCAGTCACGGTTGCAACGACATAAGGAGTCGATCATGGACGGAAAGACCGCCGTGCGAAAGCACGAAAAGAACATGCACCCCGGCCAGAAGCCGACGAAGATGAAGGCGGGTGGCAAGACCAACGCCGACATGCTCAAGTACGGGCGCAACATGGCTAAGGTCATGAACCAGCGCAGCACCGGTCGCAAGGGGGGCTGATATGGCAACGTACAAGCAACCCAAGAAGATGGCGGCTCCTGTTGTGGGCCAGATGCCGGTCAAGGAAGCGCTCAAGAAGAACGTCTCCGTGGCTAACGAGCGTTCAAACGAATACGACGGGGTGAAGACCTCGGGCATCAAGATTCGTGGCACTGGCGCGGCTACCAAAGGTGTGATGGCTCGCGGGCCTATGGCTTGAGGTTTAAATGAACTACGCCGCGTTGGTTACCGCTATTCAGGACTACACTGAGAACACGTTCGATTACTCGACGACGCCGTCGATCATCAACACGTTCATCAAGCAGGCCGAGCAGCGCATCTACAACACGGTGCAGTTCCCGTCTTTGCGTAAGAACGTGACGGGCGCGGTGAGCACGTCGAACAAGTACCTGTCTTGCCCAGATGACTTTCTTGCCGTGTACTCCATGGCGGTCATTGATGCCTCTGGGAACTACGAGTACCTGCTCAACAAGGATGTGAGCTTCATCCGGCAGGCGTACCCGAACCCGACCACCAGCGTCGGCATCCCCAAGTACTACGCGCTGTTTGGCCCCACGACCACTTCAGGGTCACCACCTGCGCTTACCGATGAATTGAGTTTTATCCTTGGTCCCACGCCCGATGCAGCGTACGTGGTGGAGCTTCACTACTTCTTCTATCCGGAGTCGATTACGGTCGCTGCGGACGGCCAGACTTGGCTGGGTGACAACTTCGACACGGTGCTGCTCTACGGTTCGCTGGTGGAGGCGTACACCTACATGAAGGGTGAGACGGACATGATGGCCCTGTACTCCCAGAGGTACAGCGAGGCTCTGTCGCAGGCCAAGCGTCTGGGTGATGGTCTGGAGCGCAGCGATGCATATCGCAGTGGTCAGGCTCGTCTGATGCCCCTGCCGCAGAATAACGGAGTTGCCTGATGGCCTTCACAGGTAACTTTGCCTGCAACACGTTCAAGACGGGGTTGATGAAGGGCACCTTCGACTTCGATGTCGATACCTATTACATCGCCCTGTACACCAACGCAGCCTCGTTCGATTACACAACCACGGCCTACACCACGACGGGCGAGGTGGTTGCGTCTGGATACACCGCAGGTGGGGAGCCTCTGACGGTAACTGTGACCCCGACAACCGGGACCACCGGGACGGTGGCCTACATCTCGTTCAGTAATGTCTCGTGGACCGCAGCGTTTACAGCACGCGGTGCGCTCATCTACAAGCCCGGCGATAATGGGGCTATGTGTGTGCTGGACTTTGGAAGCGACAAGACTTCCACGACGACGTTCACGGTGCAGTTCCCCGCAGCCACCAACACATCCGCAATCATCCGCGTTGCATGAAACTTCTAATTGCGACTCCTATGTACGGCGGGATGTGCTCCGGGGAATATGCTCGGTCATCTCTGGGAATCATCCCCACGCTTCAGGCCAATGGGATCAGCGCGTCCTTCGCCTACATTTACAACAATAGTCTCATTACGAGTGCGCGGGATCAGTTGGCCCACATCTTCCTGACCAACGATTTCACGCACATGCTGTTCATTGACGCGGACATCAAGTTTGATGCTGCTGATATTGTCTCCATGATGAAGGCGGACAAGGATGTCATTGCAGGCATCTACCCGAAGAAAGAGATCAACTGGCACATGGTGCATCAGAAGGCTCTTGAGGGGGCCAAGCCAGAAGAGTTGACCAACTACACCGGCTCTTTGGTGGTGAACTTGGTGGACTATGAGAAAGAGCGTGTCGTCAAGCGCAACGAACCGGTTGAAGTGTTTGGGGCGGGTACGGGGTTCATGCTCATCAAGAAGCATGTTTTTGAGGGCCTTGCCCCGCATGTTGAGAAGTACATCGACAGCAACAGTGAGTCAGAAATCCACAGCTTCTTCTTCCTGATGAAGGACCCGGAGACGGGGAAGCAGCTTTCTGAAGACTACGCCTTCTGCCGCTTGTGCAGACAGCATGGGCTTAAAATCCATGTTGCTCCGTGGGTACGTTTGGGCCATTCCGGGACGTACTTATTTGAAGGTTCTGTTATCCCCGTAACACAGTGAGGTGCGCATGGCTCTTGTAACGACCACTAAAGGCGAAATGGAAGAATCTCTCCTTGAAAAGAGGGAAGGTTTCGTGGACAATGACCACGAAAATACGGCTTGGGTTGAGTATTGGCATGAGGGTGAACTGGTTCACCGCTCCGTCCATGTGACGCTCAAGAAAAATGTCTTTGCAGATGGCGTAGCCGCAATGCTGGCCTAACCGATAAGGAGTTCTATCATGGCAAATACCCAAGCAATGGCAACCTCGTTCAAGGGCGAGTTGCTGAATGCGTATCACAACTTTAGCGCCACCAACCCGGCGCGTACCATCAACACCGCTGACTCGTTCAAGGCCGCGCTGTATCTTGCTTCGGCAACGGTCAACGCTACCACCACCGCGTACAGCTCCACGGGTGAAGTGACGGGCACAAACTACACCGCTGGCGGCGTTGCGATTACTAGCTTTAGTGCTCCGACCACGTCGGGCACGACTGGGTTTACCACGCCCACGGCCAGCTTCACGTACACCAACGTGACGCTGAGCACTGCGTTTGACTGTGTGCTGGTCTACAACAACTCGCAGACCAACCGTGCGGTGAGCGCTCATACCTTCGGTTCGCAGACCGTGACCGCTGGTACGTTCACCCTGACCATGCCGACTAACGACGCGACGAACGCACTGATTCGAATCGCGTAACGGGGCACGGGGCGAACCCCCGTGTAGCGGATGTTTAGCAACGCCCCGTTTTCAGACGTCCCCTTTAGCTCGCTTGCGGGCGGGGGACCTGTTACTGTTGCCCTCACCGGTGTAACTGCTACTGGTGCGGTTGGTACAGTATCGCCTGCTACTTCCGTTGCTCTTACCGGTGTATCTGCCACCGGTCAGGTAGGGTCTGTTGCTGACTCTACTACCGTTGCTCTCACGGGCGTACAGGCAACGGGAGCGGTCGGTTCTGTTAGTGGCACAAATTCCGTCGCTCTTACGGGTGTTGCGGCTACTGGAGCGGTCGGCTCTGTTGCGGTTTCAACCTCTGTCGCTCTCACGGGGGTTGCAGCTACGGGTGCAGTCGGCTCTGTGGCTGTTGGTGCGCGGTCTATTGCTCTTACGGGTGTCGCAGCTACGGGCACCGTTGGCGATGTCACTGACTCAACCACTGCGCAAGAAAACGGTGTCGTAGCCACCGGTCAGGTAGGCAATACCGGAGTTTCTGTCACTGTTGCACTCACTGGAGTGCAGGCTACGGGTACGGCAGGAACGGTCACCCCCATCGGTGTTCAGACTGTTGCAATCACTGGCGTTGCAGCCACCGGCGCGGTAGGCACGGTTACCGTCTCTCGTTCCGTCGCTCTTACGGGTGTTGTGGCTACAGGAGCAACAGGCTCTGTAGCAGCTTCCAACTTTGTAGCCCTTACGGGGGTTCAGGCAACTGGGGCCGTGGGCTCTGTGGCAGTTGGCGCTCGTTCTATTGCGCTGACGGGTGTTGCAGCTACCGGCAGCGTTGGTACGCTGAGTGTTTCCAACTCTGTCGCTGTCAGTGGTGTTCAGGCATCCGGGCAAGTTGGCGATGTCACGGATTCAACAACCGCCCAAGAAAACGGCGTTGTCGGCACGGGCCAAGTTGGCAACACGGGCGTATCTACATCGGTCGCGCTTACGGGGGTGCAGGCCACCGGAGCGGTGGGGTCAGTTAGCAGGACGCTGGCTGTTGGGCTGACTGGAGTTCAAGCTTCCGGACAAGTCGGCTCCGTTGCCGTCGGGGCGCGTTCAATTGCGCTGACTGGAGTTCAGGCCACCGGTGCAGTCGGCTCTGTTACCGACTCCACTACTGCACAAGAGGACGGGGTCGTCGGTACGGGGCAGGTGGGCAACACCGGGGTTTCGGTCTCAGTTGCCCTGACAGGCGTTCAGGCCACAGGTAACGCAGGAAATGTCACGCCTATTGGCGTTCAGAGCGTCGCCCTCACGGGTGTTCAAGCAACAGGGGCAGTTGGCTCGGTTGGCGTATCCACATCTGTTGCGCTCACGGGAGTTGCGGCAACAGGTTCTATTGGTTCTGTCGCGCCTTCTACCTCTATTGCCCTTACCGGAGTGCAGGCCACTGGCGCTGTGGGATCAGTGGCAGTTGGTGCTCGTTCTATCGCCCTCACGGGAGTTCAGGCATCGGGCCAAGTTGGTGACGTTACGGATTCCACAACCGCTCAAGAGAACGGCGTTGTAGCCACCGGCCAAGTTGGTAATACCGGCGTCTCTATCTCTGTTGCATTGGCCGGTGTCTCGGCTACAGGTGCCGTAGGTTCTGTAGCTGTTGGGGCGCGGTCCGTTGCGTTGACCGGCGTTCAGACCACAGGTGCTGTTGGTTCCGTCGCGCCTTCTACCTCGGGTGCGCTTACCGGAGTTCAAGCTGCTGGACAGGTTGGGTCTGTAGCGGTCGGAGCGCGATCCATAGCAATTACCGGTGTTGCAGCTACCGGCGCTGTTGGTTCAGTCGCGGCCACCAGAACCATAGCTCTTACTGGAGTTCAGGCTACCGGGCAAGTCGGTTCCGTTGCGGTCGGAGCGCGGTCTTTTTCGCTGACGGGCGTACAAGCTACTGGCGCTGTAGGTTCTGTTGCCGATACCACAACTATATCCCTGACGGGCGTACAAGCTACTGGCGCTGCCGGTTCCGTAGCAGTTGGTACGCGGTCCATTGCGCTAACGGGCGTACAGGCTCAGGGCCAAGTTGGCAACGTCACTGACAGCACGTCCGCTCAAGAAAATGGCGTTGTAGGTACGGGTCAGGTCGGCAACGTCGGGGCGTCTGTATCTATAGCGCTGAATGGTATTGCGGCCACGGGGCAAGTTGGCAGTGTTCAGTATGCGCAGGCGCTTACGGGTGTTTCTGCTACCGGGCAGGTGAGCAGCCTTACTACGTCCCGCACGGTTGCCCTTACCGGCGTTGCAGCCACAGGCGCGGTTGGCTCAGTTGGCAAGAGCCCTTCTGTTGCGATTACCGGAAACAGCGCCACATGCGCGGTAGGCAGTGTCACTACATCTCGCACGGTTGCCCTTACTGGTGCTCAGGCAACGGGCGCGGTAGGTTCCGTTGTTCATGCGCCTAGCATTAGCTTGTCCGGTGTTCAGGCAACGGGCGCGGTAGGTTTGGTTGCTGTTTCTACTTCCATAGCTTTGACGGGCGTCCAAGCCTCCAGCGCAGCCGGTTTTGTAGCGACGGGAGAACGGACTGTTGCTCTGGCCGGTGTGCAGGCTCAGGGCCAAGTTGGCAACGTCACTGACAGCACTTCTTCGCAGGAAGACGGCGTTGTCGGAACCGGACAAGTAGGTAACGTCGGTCCAGCGGTCACGATCGGCTTGTCTGGCGTTGCGGCCACAGGCCAAGTTGGCGTTGTTGTCCGTGTCATTGAGATTGCAGGGGCGCAAGCTACCGGTCAGATTGGCTCAGTCGGCACGAACGTCACAATTGAGCTTTCTGGCGTGTCGGGCACGGCAGAAGCAGGCATCGTCAATACGGCGCTGGGTCAAGCAATCACCGGCAATGCGGCTACTGGGCAAGTCGGCACTGTTGCCCAAGCTGTCGGAGTTGCTCTATCGGGGGCGCAGGCAACGGCCGAAGTTGGCGATTTGGGAGTCCAGAGAACCAAGGAAATTCTGGGCGTGATTGCTCAGGGTGTCGTAGGCAATGTCAGGCTGCCGTGGGTCTTGATTGATGACAGCCAAAGCGTAAGCTGGCAAAATGTAAATACCGCCGCTGACGCTGGCTGGACTCCGGTTGGCACCGCCCAGACCAATTCTTGGATTCTGGTTGACACAACATAGGATCGAAGATGGCACTTGTTCTAGCAGACCGCGTTAAAGAGACGACTACCACGACAGGCACCGGCACCATTACGCTGCTAGGCGCAGTGTCGGGGTATCAGTCTTTTGCGGCGATTGGTAACGCCAACACCACCTACTACGCCATCGTTGGACCCACGACCGAGTGGGAAGTGGGCATCGGCACGTACACGTCTTCGGGCACCCTACTATCTCGGGACACGGTGCTGGCATCGAGCAACTCCGGTTCGCTGGTGTCTTTTTCTGCGGGCACCAAGGATGTGTTCTGCGACTACCCCGCCGTCCGCGCCGTACAAGGCGCTCAGGGGTACATAGAGAACTCCGCCACCATCTCCGTCTCCTCAACGATCAACGCAGGCAACAACGCCATTTCCGGAGGTCCGGTGACCATTGCCTCGGGCATCACGGTCACGGTGCCTTCTGATTCTACTTGGACTGTGACATGACCCTTGTACTTAATGGCACTACGGGTGTCTCTGCTATTGACGGCTCGGCCTCTACGCCCGCCTTCCAAGGCAACGACACCAACACCGGCGTTTTCTTTCCCGCTGCCGATCGAATTGGTTTTTCTACCAATGGTGTTCAACGTGGTGAGTTTGATTCTTCCGGCAACTTTCAGTTTAACAGCGGCTACGGCTCCGTAGCTACTGCCTATGGTTGCCGTGCTTGGGTGAACTTCAACGGCACTGGTACTGTGGCGATCCGCGCGTCTGGGAATGTGAGTTCGATCACGGACAACGGCGCTGGTGACTACACGGTGAACTTCACGACTGCGATGCCGGATGCGAATTACGCAGCCGTTACGACATCTTCTTCTACTGGCGGCACAAACGGACAGGGATCGTCTGTGCAAGGAACACCAACAACTTCTGCTTATCGGCTTGCTACATATCGCTCATCTACCGGTGCAACGGAAGATAACCCAATCGTACAAGTTGCCGTTTTCCGCTAAGGCCCGACCATGAACCTACGCATCATTTACCCTACTGACGAAGGCGGAGTGGCGATCATTGTTCCTGCCCCCGATGCTCGCGGCAGGGTGCTGGTTACTGACGCTGTCTATGACGGAGAAGAGCTAGTGCAAGAGGCTGTGTACCGCGATGAAACGGACGACGAGTTTATTGCGTGGGTCGCGGCCAAGGATGTTCCTCCCGTCGTTGTGTTCGGCCCCGAGAATTCCGTAATCTCGTCCACTGCACGGCCCTACAAGATCGTGGATGTCGCTGACATTCCAACCGACCGCACTTTCCGTGACGCATGGGAGTACCAAGAGTGATTACGATCAACATCGACAAGGCCAAAGCTATCGGTCACGGTATGCGCCGCGCTGCTCGTTTACAAGAGTTTGTTCCTTTGGATATTAAGGCCACCATCCCGTCGGAGGCGGCGGCTGCTGAATCTGCGCGGCAGGGTGTTCGGGACAAATACGCTGCAATTCAAACGGCTATTGACGCAGCCACCACGGCTGATGAGATTAAAGAGGCGCTGGCATGAGTCTCGTAAAAGTCTCTGGAAACCCCAGCGGCACTACATCCTCGGCGCTTCATAAAGGACAAACATGAGCTTGAAACTCAACTCCAGCAGCGGCGGCAGCGTTACCCTGCAAGAGCCGACCACGGCCACTAATGGAACGCTAACTTTTCCGGAAGGCACTGGCACTGTTGCCGTCAACGGCCTGAGTTCGAATATTGTCTCGGGTACTTCTGTCGCGTCCACCTCTGGCACCAGCATCAACTTCACTGGAATACCATCTTGGGTCAAACGAGTGACGGTGATGTTTAATGGAGTGAGTACAAATGGATCATCGGCACAACTTTTGCAAATTGGGGCCGGTTCTGTACAAGCCTCGGGCTACTTTGGCTCAGGCACTCTTGTTGCGTCTACCGTTGCCGCAACTGCTTATACAACCGGATTTGGGCTATCCAATACGGGTAACGCCTCCTACACCATGTCGGGAGTCATAGTTCTGTGCTTGTTAGGCTCTAATATTTGGACAGCTTTTGGAGTCTTTACGCGACTTTCCGCAGAAACCACAACCACATCTGGGGCTGTCACTCTTTCCGGTGCCCTCGACCGCGTCCGCATCACCACTGTGGGCGGCACCGATACGTTTGACGCGGGCTCTATCAACATCTTGTATGAGTAACCCATGAGCACCCTAAAAACCAACAACGTGCAGGTGGGCCAGAGCGCCACCGCCACCAACAACTTCACGCTGTATCAGCCTGCCACTCCAGACGGTACCGTGAGGCTGGGCGTGGGTAATGCGGGGGCTACAACTTCGGACGTGATCACCGCTACGAACGCGGGCAACGTCACTATTGCCGGAACGCTGACTGCTGCGGCTGTTGTGGGGGGCCTACCCGGCGGTCAAGGACAAGCCTTTACTTCCAGCGGCACTTTTACCATTCCTACAGGCATCACAGCGATCAAGATGACGATTGTTGGTGGAGGTGGTGCGGGGGGGTCTACATCGAGTTCTGGCACTCAAGGTGGCGGTGGTGGCGGGGGTGCGGCTATTAAATTTTTGACCGGTCTTACGCCCGGAAACACGCTCACAGTAACAGTTGGTGCTGCGGCAGGCACATCTAGTGTGGCTTCTGGTACTCAGTCAATCACTACCGTGTCTGCAACTGGCGGGGCTAACGCAACTAATAACAATTTTCTCAGTGCTGTAGGAGGGACTGGGGGCGTTGGCTCTAATGGTGATTTAAATATTGGCGGCACTGGTGGTGGGGGTGGGTTTGGCATTAGCGACGGTTGTACTTTTTATGTTCTCAGTGGCACTGGAGGTTCTTCCATTTTGGGTGGTGGAGGAGCAGCGGTTACCGACGGTAATGGAAACGCAGGCCGCGCCTATGGTGGTGGTGGTGGCGGATCGGCGAGTGCTGTCACTTCTCGCTCTAGCGGTGCCGGTGCCGCCGGTGTAGTTTTAATTGAATGGTGATTAACATGAATGCACAACCTTATTGCATGGTCGATACGACCTCTAACATCTGTGACAATGTGGTGATGTGGGACGGCAATCCTAATACTTGGACTCCGCCGCCTGACCACTTGATGCTTGTTCAAGCCGCTACCCCAGCAAAGGTCTGGGAGTACGACTCTGTGGCTAAGACTTGGAGCCTTGGCGTTCAAGTTGGCGCAGGCCAGATTGGCTTCACATGGGACGGAACCTACCTGACCACCAACGAGCCACAGCCTGTTACTCCGACGCAGCCTGCCACCACTGGAGCGCAGACACTGTGATCCAAGTCGCTCCTCGGTTCTCCGTCACGCAAGACGGCACCACACTGAACGTATACCATGCCAACGTGGGGCAGGGGCTACCGCGCCATGAGCACCTGTACTCTCATCTAACCATCTGCACCGCCGGGCGTTGCGTTGTCCGCAAAGAAGGCCGTCAGTTGGAGATGACCAAAGACACGCAGCCGGTCAACCTTACGGCCAACGAATGGCATGAGATTGAAGCGCTGGAAAATGAGACTGTGTTTATCAACGTATTTGCCGCCTAGAGGTACTATATGCCTTCTTCCTATACCCCTCTGTTGGGATTTGTTCAGCCATCACCGGGGGAACTCACGAATACGTGGGGCGGTGTTGTTAACACCCAGCTTACCGATTTGGTTGAGGACGCGATTGCTTCCGCCTCCACTCAGAGCGTGACGGCTGGCGATTGGACGCTGACTACTGATGGCGGCGGCGCTGCCAACCAAGCGCGTAGTGCGATCCTGATTGCTACGGGGACTCCGGGCACGACACGCAACATCTATGCGCCCAAGCAGAACAAGGTCTACGTTGTTATCAACAACTCAGACAGCAGCGTAGTTCTCAAGGGCGGCCCCACCTCCCCGACAACGGGTGTAACTGTTGTAGCTGCTGGGATTTCTCTAATTGCTTGGAACTCCAACTCTGGAGATTTTGTTGCTGCGGCGGCAGGTGTTACGAGCCTAACTGCCGGGTCGGGGGTAAGTGTCAGCGCTTCAACCGGCGCAGTGACGGTAGCCAACACGGGCGTTACCAGCGCAGTTGCTGGGACAGGTATTGGTGTCAGCGGTGCCACCGGCGCAGTGACCTTCACGAACTCTGGGGTCACCAGCCTTATCGCGGGCACGGGCATTAGTGTTAGCGGCGCTACTGGCGCAGTCACTGTAAATTCAACCGCTGCACTTACATCCATTACCGCAGGTGCTGGCCTGACCGGCGGCACCATTACTACCAGCGGGACTATTGCGCTGGACTACTACACGGGTAGTTCTACTTCTAATAGCAGTTTTCCGATTGGTTCTTATGTATTTGTTAATGATCAATCTACTTTCCCTAACAGAAATCAATCAGCGTCTGTTTATTTTAATTCTTCTACGGCTTATGATTTTAATTTTTTCTCTGGTGGTGGTTCAACAGCTCTAGCTGGAACATGGCGATCCCGAGGGGTAGCTAGCATTTCCCAAGGTTATCCTTGCAGTTATGGTTTAGGTTTAATCCTAATGCAACGCACCGCCTAAAGGAGAAAATCATGCATACCATCGGCACCATTACTTTTGGCGCGATCCGCAACGTCCGCAAGTCGGGCGACGAAGAAGGCGTGTATTTCGCAGATGTAGAAATCTCCCCAGATGAAGGGTTCCCGTTTGAGGTCTGCCTGTACTGCGCTCGCTCTGACGACTACGCCAAGACTGGCAAGTGGGTGTACCAGCAGATCGTTGACGGCAACATCGAAGGCCAGATCACCCAGCTTGCGCCCGGCGTTGACCCAGTGACAGGCCAGCCTCAACCGCAGCAGCCCACCACGCAAGGGGCGCAGACGCTGTGATCCCGGTCGCTCCCCGCTTCACCGTCACGCAGAACGGGACGACGCTTACCGTCTACCATGCCGACGCTGGGCAGGGGCTACCACGCCATGAGCACCTGTACTCTCATCTAACCATCTGCACCGCCGGGCGCTGCATCATCCGCAAGGAAGGCCGTCAGTTGGAGATGACCAAGGACACCCAGCCCGTGAACCTTGTGGGCAGCGAGTGGCATGAGATTGAAGCGCTTGAAAACGGCACGGTTTTCGTGAATGTCTTTGCCTCTGTCTAATCATGATCGACCCAATCACCGCATTTGCCACTGCGCAAGCTGCGGTGGCGGGCATCCAAAAAGCGCTCAAGCTGGGAAAGGACATTACCGGCTGCATCAAGGAGTTCTCGGCGCTTTTTGAATCAGCCGACGTTATCAACAAGGCAGCGAACGATGCCAACGCTGGAAAGTCAGACGCGGCGCAGGCGATGGAAATTGTCATGCAGCAAAACAAGCTGCGTGAGGACATGGAGCATTTAAAGCACCAGTTGGTGTACGGCGGCTACCCAGAGTTGTGGACCCTCTTTCTCCAGAAGCACATGGAGATTCAGAGGGCAAGGAAGAAGAGGGAGGCGGAGGAGAAGGCGGCGAAGCTAAAGCGTAGGCAGGAGACAGCAATGTTCATCCTGTACACCTGCATCACCGTTGGGTTTGTTGCTTTCCTCATCGGCTTCGTTTACATCATCATGCAGGTATGAGCGACGAGAAGATCAACCACAACAGCCTGATTGACAAGGTCCTCGGGTATGTGGACTCGCCGTTTAAATTGTTTGCCATCGTGCTGATGGCCGTCTTCGCGTTCGTGGGGTACTTTGTCTGGCAAAACCAAGAGTTTCTGATCGGTGCCTACAAGGAACAAAGAAAGCTGCCCACGATTGCAGAGGACAGGGCGGAGGACGTGGCGGCGCATCTGTTCAAAAACACTGACGCTGCGGTGGTCGCCATCTTCAAGGTCAACCCTATGTTTGGCACTCGCGTGCTGCATAGGGCGTACACCAAGGACGGCAGGGACAAAACCCACGAAGGGTTGGATGTCGGCCTCTTTACTGCCAACGCCGCAAACAACAGAGATGTCGTGGCGCTGATGGCAAGTGAGATTCCCTGCGGCGCGTACAAAACCGCGCAGTCTGAGATCGGGCTGTGGTATATCGAAAAGGGCGTTACTTACGGGTGCCGCATCAGTGTCCCGCCTGAGCAGGGCAAGTTCATCGGGCAGATTACGGTAGGCTGGAAAGAAGAGCCCCCGGATGTTGATCAGTACCGTGTCCTTCTGCAAATCGCAGCAACCATGTTATCTAGGAGCAAACAGTAATGGAATGGCTTAAACAGATCGCCCCCACTATTGCTACCGCGATGGGTGGCCCCTTGGCCGGTATGGCCGTCTCTGCAATCTCCAAGGCTATTGGCGTGGAGCCGGAGAAGGTCGGAGACATGATCTCCAACAACAAACTTACTGCCGAGCAGATCGCGCAGGTCAAGATCGCTGAGATTGAACTTCAGAAGCAGGCGCAAGAGCTAGGGCTGAACTTTGAAAAGCTGTCGGTGGAAGACCGCAAATCCGCTCGGGAGATGCAGGCCACGACCCGGTCTATCGTGCCCCCGGCGCTGGCTGCGATTGTCACCGTCGGGTTCTTCGGCATCATGGTCATGATGCTGCTGGGCAAGGTGGACTCCAACAACCCCGCTATCCTGATGATGTTGGGCTCCCTTGGCACCGCATGGACCGGTATCATTGCATACTACTTTGGCTCTAGCGCAGGCTCCCAAGCCAAAACCGATCTTCTCTCTAAGGCACCAGCAATCAAATGAAAGAAAACTTCGACTCCGCTCTTGAAGCCATCCTCCACCACGAGGGTGGGTATGTAAATCACCCGGCTGACCCCGGCGGCATGACCAATCTGGGCGTGACAAAGCGCGTCTGGGAAGAATGGGTCGGCCACGAGGTGGATGAGAAAACCATGCGGGCGCTGACCCCTGAGATTGTTGGTCCCATGTACCGCGCCAAGTACTGGGACAAGATCAAGGGTGACGATCTCCCTGCCGGGGTGGACTACATCGTGTTTGATGCCGCTATTAACTCTGGCCCGGGTCGGGCGGCTAAGTGGCTACAGCAAACCGTGGGGGCGACTCCAGACGGGGCTATTGGCCCCGGAACGCTGGGCAAGGTGGCGGCTATGCCTGCGGACGATATTGTGGAAAAATACCAGCAAACCCGCTTGGAGTTTCTGCGGTCCCTGTCAACTTGGAACACCTTTGGTAAGGGGTGGGGTCGCCGGGTCCAAGAGGTCCAAGTCACTGCCGCCAAGATGACCGAGTCTGCGGCGTAAGGACGCACTCATGCCGCTCCAAAAAATTCTTCTTAAGCCCGGTGTAAACCAAGAGAACACCCGCTACACCAACGAAGGCGGCTGGTACTCGTGCGACAAGGTACGGTTCCGTCAAGGCACCCCGGAGAAGATTGGCGGCTGGGAGCAGATTTCTGCCTACACATTTGAGGGCGTATGCCGGTCTTTGTGGACATGGTCGCTGATCAGCAACCCGTCGGTGGTGACGGGGGTCGGCACAAACCTCAAGTTCTACATTGAACAGGGTGGCGCTTACAACGACATCACCCCCATCCGGGCAAACTCCGGGGCGCTTAGCAACCCCTTTGCAGCCACCACAAGTTCTACAACCGTCACCGTCACGGACACGGCACACGGCTGCACCACGGGCGACTTTGTTACCTTCGCCGGTGCGTTGGGTCTTAGCTATCAGACGTTTACACGCTCCACGGCTACTGAGTTTATTTTGACTTCCGCACTGGCTACCAGCACGCCGGTGGTTTTGTCTGTCTCTTCTGGTGGCTCTCTACCAGCAGGGTTGACCGCCGGGGTGGTCTATTACATCCTTGTGGTGTCTGGCACCACAGTCAGCTTCACCAACAACATAGGTGGTGCGGCCATCACCACAACCACGGCGGGTTCGGGGACGTTCTCGCTGGAGGTTAATCAGGGCATCACGGCAGCGGTTCTGAATCAGAACTTCCAAGTCACGGTCCTCACCGCTAACACCTACACCATTACCACTCCTGTTGCCGCCACTGCGTACGATATTGGAGGGGGTGGTACTAGCGTCAACGCCACTTATGAAATCCCCGTTGGTAACGCAACGCCAACACCGCTAACTGGCTGGGGCGCGGGGGCATGGGGATCGGGTGCGTGGGGCATTGGAACGTCCAGCACGCAAGGCGCTCGCCTTTGGTATCAGAGTAACTTTGGTGAAGACCTGATCTATGGCTACCGGGGTGGCGAGCTTTATTACTGGAACGCCCTGTTTGGGACCTTTGCGCAGGCATTTACAGTAACCATCGCATCCCCGGGGGTGGTGACATATCTGGGTTTGCTACTACTGGATAACACGGCTGTTGTCTTGGAGACTACCGGGGCACTTCCCACCGGGCTCACTGCCGGTACTGTCTACTACGTGGTAAACGCCACGGGTGCATCGTTCAATCTGGCGGCCACTTCTGGTGGGGCCGCAATTACCACTACCGGGACGCAGTCCGGAACGCACACTATTTCTGTGCGCGGCATACCGCTTACCAGTCTGTCTGGCGCATCGGATGTGCCAACAGTGGTGAACAACATGATTGTCTCGGATGTCAGCCGGTTTGTGATTTGTTTTGGATGCAACGCTATCGGTGAGACAGAGATTGACCCCATGCTGATCCGCTGGTCGGATCAAGAATCGGCGGTTAACTGGACCCCTGCGGCCAATAACCAAGCTGGTGGTGTGCGCCTGTCGCACGGCTCTGAGATTCGCACCTATGTGCAAAGCCGTCAGGAGATCGCAGTCTTTACGAACTCGGCAATTTACTCGCTTCAATATCTTGGCCCTCCGTTTGTCTGGGGTGTTCAGCTTCTTGGCGACAACATCTCTATGGCGGGGGTCAATGCGATTACCACAGCCTCCAGCGTCTTGTACTGGATGGGCGTGGACAAGTTCTACAAGTACGACGGTCGCCTTCAGACCCTGCGCTGTGACCTGCGGCAGCATGTCTTTGGCGACATCAACCTCACGCAGCAGGATCAGTTCTTTGCTGGAACCAACGAAGGCTTCAATGAGGTCTGGTGGTTCTACTGCTCTGCGGATTCGACCACTGTCGATAAGTATGTCGTCTACAACTATGCCGAAGATATTTGGTACTACGGCGATATGGCCCGGACAGCTTGGATCGACTCTGGTTTAAATGAGCACCCACTGGCTGCCACGTACAGTGAGAACCTTGTGTTCCATGAACTTGGGGTGGACGACAACGTGACCGGGACCCCGGCAGCTATCGACTCCTATATCACCTCTGCTGAGTTTGATATTGGTGACGGGCACAACTTTGGGTTCGTTTGGCGCTTGCTGCCTGACATGACGTTCCGGGGGTCCTCCGCTGCCAACCCGCAGGTGACCATGACGCTCCTGCCACTGCAGAACTCCGGCTCTGGCTACAACGTCCCGCCTTCTGTTGGCGGAACGGACAACGCTTCAGTGGTTCGCTCTGCGGTGGTTCCTGTTGAGCAGTACACCGGGCAAGTGCTGATCCGGGTGCGCGGACGGCAGATGTCCATCAAAGTTCAGGGCAACCAAGTGGGGCTTCAGTGGCAGCTTGGCGCTCCCCGTATCGACATCAAACCTGATGGGAGGAGATGACCTGTGACCCTTGTTGTTACCTCAGAGTTTGAATTCAACAGGGCTGTTGCGCCTCGTCTACCGAACGCGCCGGAGTTGTATGAGAAGCGCTACCACGATCAGTTTTCCGACATTCTGCGGCTGTACTTCAACCGGCTAGACAACATTCTGGGGCAGTTGAACACGTCGGCTGTAGTCCCGCCGACTACAAGCTATACCGTCGCCACGCTCCCCAACGCGACTACATCCGGTGCAGGTGCCCGCACTTTTGTGACAAACGCCCTGACTCCCACCTTTGGCTCTACCGTCGCTGGCGGAGGCGCTGTCTTCACGCCCGTCTATTCTGACGGAACCAACTGGAAGGTTGGCTAATTTAAACCCCCATGATACTATCCACTAACCCTTCTTCCGTGAGGCCTCAATGAGCCTGCAACTCGCCGCACAACACATGGCTTCCCGTGGTCGGGGGCCGGATACGATGCTCGTCCATATGGCCCCAAGTGAGGTGAACGCCCTCCAAACGGTGGCTAAAGCGCATGGTGGATCACTAACTATCAACCCCGACACTGGCCTGCCTGAAGCAGGCTTTCTGTCGTCCATCCTGCCAATGATTGCGGGTGTGGGTTTGACGGCAATGTCTGGTGGTGCGCTTTCCCCAATGATGGCGGGTCTTATCACCGGCGGAGTTACTGGCGCTGCAACCGGTAGCCTGAAGAAAGGCTTGATGGCCGGTCTTGGTGCTTATGGTGGCGCTGGTATCGGCGGGGCTCTGGCGGGTGTGGGTGCAACCCAAGCAGGTAATGCTGCTGCGGCTGAATTGGCTGGTACAAACGCTAACCTTGCGCAAACTCTTGGTGAGGGGGCTAACGCCAAAGATATTCTGTTGGCACGGGGGGCTCAGTCTGCGGGGCCTGCCATGCAAGCATTGAATGCGGACCCGGTGCAGATGTCCATGACGGACAAACTGACCGCCGGTGTAAAGGGGCTTGGGGGTGAGGCTGGGCGCGATGCGTTCATGCAGAACATTGGCGGGACTAAAGGCTTGATGAGGTACGGCGCGGCTGCGCTTAGCCCGTTGATGATGGCGCAATCGGGTGAAGCCGCCCTACGTCCGGCTGATCTCCCAAATCGGTTTGAGTTTGATGCTGGCGCTACGGGCGCTATTCAACGCCCGGGGATTGGTGAGGTCAGCTACTTCAGGCCGCGCCTGCGGCAAATGGCCGAGGGTGGCAGCACCGGCATGACCGGCCAGTCGGATGAGTATTACCGTTACCTAATGGGTCTTGCTCCGGCTCCTCGCCCGTACACGGCTCCCGCCGCGACTCAAGCTGATACTGCCCCGCTGACTGTCACCAACCCGATGGCTGCACGCCGTGATGACAATTACTCTGACAGCATGGCGCTTGACGATCCAAACAACCCGCAGAACCCTAACAGTTTCGGCAACTTGACCCCGCTACAGCAAGCAACTTTTTACGCTAACAACCCCGGGGCCTCTGCTGCTTCAAAAACAATGTCAAATCTTTTTGCAGGAACCATTCTGGGAAAGATTCAAGCCGCACTGGACCCCAAAGGCACCAATGATAGATTGCTTATTGTACAAGGTCTTGATCCGGCCACGGGGTTGCCTCCCGGGCTTAACTTAAACACAGTGCCAGTTTCTATTCAAGAAGGCATGATGTCTGGTCTTGATACAGTGCCCACAATCAACGCCTCGTTGAATGCTCCCGCTGCTCCCGCTGCTCCCGCTGTTGAGGTAGGTGGCCCGATGGACCTCAGTAATCTGGTTGGAACCAACATTGGCCTGATTGATGCCAACATTGGTATTGATCCAAGTGGTTTTGGCGGTATTGATCCGGGCGTTGCTGCTGACGTTGCCGCAGCTACTGATGCGGGTATTAGCGCTGGTATCGATGCTGGTGAATTTGCGCGCGGTGGTCTTTCCTCTCTCGCTGCTTTTGCCCGTGGTGGATACAACCTTGGCGACTACTCCGATGGCGGCAGGCTCCTTCGTGGCCCCGGCGATGGTGTGAGCGACTCGATCCCCGCATCAATTGGCAGAAAGCGTCCCGCACGCCTTGCCGATGGTGAGTTCGTGGTTCCCGCTCGCATCGTGTCTGAGTTGGGTAACGGCTCGACTGAAGCTGGTGCGCGTAAGCTCTACGCCATGATGGACCGCGTGCAGAAGAATCGCCGCAAAAGTATCGGTAGGAACAAAGTAGCGGTCAATAGCCGCTCCGATAAGTACCTACCTGCATGAAGATAGACATTGTTCCCGTAAGCCAACTGCTCAGCGTCCTTCCGACGCTGATGCCTTATCTGGAGGAGTCTGCCAGATGGACGCGGGGACGAGCTATCACAGAAGACATCTTTCGCTTTCTGCTCAACGGGCAGATGCTGCTGCTAGTCGTACACGATAAAGGTACGGTATACGGGCATGTGATTTGTGAGGTCAAGTCCTACCCCCAGTGCAAGATGCTGACTGTTCAGTACTGCGCCGGGGAACCAAACCACATGCAATTTATTGAGGACGAGATGTACGCTCTGTTGGACAATCTAGCCAAGGAAACGGGCGCTGTGGGCATAGAGTTTGTTGGCCGTCCCGGCTGGAAGAAGTCTGCCGAGAGCCATGGCTACGAAGTGCAGAGCGTTACATACCAGAAGTTTTTCAAAGAGGTTTGATATGGACTTGCTCCGCTTTAAACAAAAACTGTTGCCCTTGGGCAACCCGCAAGACTCCGGCGGGGGTGGCAGCACTCAGACCTCTATCCAAGACCTCCCGGATTGGGCAAAGGGCACGGCAAAGAACGTGCTTGGTGCCGCAGAGAGCACGGTATTTCAGAAAGACCCCAGCGGCAAGATCACGGGGTTCCAGCCGTATCAGCAGTATGGTGGGGAACGCACCGCGCAATTTACGCCGCTGCAGCAGCAAGCGTACGGCAATGCATATGGCATGGACGCAGGCCCCCAAGGGTTTGCGCAAAACATTGGTACGTACATGTCGCCGTACCAGCAGAACGTCATTGACCGGGAGAAGATGGAGGCTGCTCGTGCCTCCCAGTTGCTAGGTCAGCAACAACAAGCGCAGGCTACCCAAGCGGGTGCGTTTGGCGGCTATCGTGAAGGTATCCAGCGTGCGGAGCGTGAGCGTGGTTTGCGCTCCCAGATGCAAGACATCCAGACCCGTGGTTCTCAGGCAGCGTATGACCGCGCTGCGGATCAGTTCCGTCAGGGCATCAATCAGCAGATGGCTGTGGGTCAGCAGCAGGCGCAGTTTGGTACGCAGCAACAAGGGCAAATTCAAAAGGCGCTGGATACGGCGTATCAAGACTTCGTCAACCAGCAGAAGTTTCCGATGCAGCAGATCGGGTACCTCTCTGACATCCTGCGCGGCACTCCGATGGGCGGCACTAGCACCATATATAGCCCGGGCCCCAGCATGGCACAAACGCTTGGCTCTTTGGGTATGGGAGCCTACGGCCTTAGCAAGTTGGGGCTGTTTGCCGAGGGCGGTAGCGTCACTAGCGATCAAAACGTCGAAGGTATTTTGGACAACCTGAGCGTTGAGCAACTGAAGCAGTCTAGGCAGATTGCCGTAGCAAACGGCGACAGGGCTCGTGTGGAGATGATTGACGACGAGCTTGCACAACGGGCTTCGGAAGCGCGCGGGATGAGCGCTGCGTTTAACCAACTCCCCGCTGAGTCGCAGGGCGCGATGTTTGAAGCCGCCAACGGCGGTGTTGTTGCCTTTGCAGATAGGGGCTTGGTGAAAGCTCCGGAATTTACTTTGCCTGACTACAAAAAGATGTATGACGAGGCAAGTAGACTTTCCGGCGAACTGCCCAATACTATGTACAAGGCCCCTACTCAAGAAGAAACGGCTGCGGGCATTAGAGCGCAGCGCGGGCTAGTCCAAGAGATGATGGGCCCGGACAAGATGGCTCCTTTCTTGGAGGAGCTGGCTACGAAACGTCGAGAGCTAAAAGATAGCGGAGGTCAAGCTAAAGGGTTGGCCGCGCTTGCTGCGGCAGGTGAGATGCTTCAAGGCCGTGGGCTGGGCAGCATTGGCAAAGGGATCTCTAAGTTTGGCTCCGAGGTGGGCCGACTGACTAAGGAGAAAGAAGAAGCCGATCGCCTGTTGCTCGCGTCGCAGGTTCAACTTGCTAGCGCACAACAAGCCCGTGCCGATGGTCAGTTTGACAAGGCTACTACGCTGTACAAGTCCGCAGAAGACCTGCGTGTCAAGGCACTGGATGCCAAGCGTGATGTGCTCGGTAAACAGGCGTCTCTCCAAGCTACGATGGCTGGTCAGGGTCTCTCGGCGGCTACTAACAAGTTCACTGCTGAGCTAAATGCTGAGACTTCGCGTGCCAATACCGCAGAGCAAGCCGCTTCTCGTCGAGCCATAGAGGAGCGTAATCAGTACGAAAAGAAATTCCAAAAGTATCAAGTAGCATCGGATCAATTGCGACGGGTAGACGAAGCGATTGCAAGAGAAAAGAACAACCCAGAGTATCAACAGGTCTTGAAAGATGCTTCCATGAGGGCCGACGATGGCACTGTGCCAGAAGCGTTGAAGACCAGAGTTGAGGCGGCGAAAGCGCGGATAACGCAAGCGGAAGCAAACTGGGAGCTACGCCGTCAAGAAGCAGAGAGAAATCTAGAGATGGCCAGAAGGCGTATTGAAGGTGAAGCGGGTCCCGCTGGTCCCTCCACTACCGCCACGCGGACTTCTGGGTCTGCGGCGCTTCCAGAAGGTATTCCAGCGGGGTCTAAACCTATAGGCAAAGATCGGGCTACAGGCAGGACTGTGTATCAAACTCCAGACGGCAGAAAACTAATTCAAGACTAAGGAGACGGCATGGCTGTCCGAGAATTCACTGGCGAATTAGAGCCGCTGGAGACAAAAAAGCCAACCTTCCGTGAGTTCACGGGAGAACTTGTGCCGCTCACCGAAGAAGCTAAACCTACTGCACCTGTGTCTGCGGTAGATCAAATTCCCACGGGGGGCATTACAGCGCCCCCGCCAAGGCCGCAAGATCAGAATGTGCTCCGTCAGTTCGCTGACGTTCCGCTGAAGTTGACCGGCGGCGCTGTTACCGGCGTGCGCATGATCGCCGATGCATTTGGTGCGGATTCTGCTGCGTCCAAGAATTTGCGAGGCGCTGAAGATTGGATCGCTGAACTCTACAGCGCACAGTCCAAGCAAGATAGCAAGCGCATGGCGCAGATCATGAAGGAGGCAGAAGACCAAGGTGTCGCTTCTAACGTCATAGCTGCTGTTCGGGCTTTCAAAGAAGCGCCTGTTGATCTGGTTGTAAACGCGCTAGGCACTTCTGCGCCAGCTATCTTGGCGTCTATGGCTGCTTTCGTGGTTGGCGCTCCTGTTGCTGTTACGACTGCTGCTGGTCTTGGTATTGGCGCGTTGATGGGTTCGGGCACGGTCAAGAGTTCCGTCTATGACGCGACTAAGCAGATTCTTTCAGAGCAAAAAAATCTGGGCTTGACACCGGCCCAGATCGAAAAGATCGCGGTTGAAGCGCAAGAGTACGGTGGCAAGAACACCGACATGATCCTCGCCGGGTCGATTCTTGGCGCGCTTTCTAGTTCTACTGGCGCTGAACCCATCATTGCCCGGCAGTTGGCCAAGCGCATTGTCGGTGAGTCGGTTAAGAAAGACGCCACGGAAACCGCTCTTGCTGCGTCGTCTAAGCAAGCCGCTGAGTTGGCGGCTAAGCGAGGTGTTACCAAGCAAGCAGCTATTGCTGGCGGCAAAGAGTTTGGCACCGAGTTTTTGCAGGGCGGCCAAGAGCAGATGGCTCAGAACATCGCCCAGCAACGCGAAGGCTTCGATACACCAACCATGCGCGGTGTGGTTGGGCAAGGCACGCTTGAAGGTCTTGCTGGTCTTGGCATGGGAGTTGTGGCTGGTGGCCGCGAGGCGTACAAGGCCAAGCGCGAGTTCTTTGAGTCACAGCCCACCACCAAGCCGGATGACGAGGCGCTAAGAGATACTTACTTCACGACCGCTGGAGAAGATAAACGCCGCGCACCTGCCGCGCCTAGCGCCGATGATGCAAACCTGCTTGTCCCAGCTACGGACAAGGCTGGCAAATCGCTAACTGCCGCAGCCCCTGAGACTACTACTCTCAAAGCGCAAGCAGACGCCACCGCCGCAGCCGTTGCACAAGCAGCCAAGCTCAGTCTTGACGAGGCCACTACGAAAGCCAACGACCTGATTGCCAAGGTCGATGCTGGCGGCAAGATGACGCGGGACGAACTGAAAGTTATTGGCAAAGGGCTGGGTCTCACGTTCCCGTTTAATTCTTCCAACCAAGCCAAGCTAGACATCGTCCGTGGGCATCTCACACAACAAGGAGCGCCAAGTGTCGCAACTACAGTGCCTGTCGTCCCAGCAGGTAGAACAGGCCCTCGCGTGGCTGGCGAGCCCTCATTTGCACCCGGTGCCGCAGGAACTCAAAGGATTGAACCAAGTGGAGTGGGTCTTACTGAACCACCTGCTGGAGAACCTGCTGGAAGAAAAGGAGCACAGCCCGCTCCAGTAGCTCCCACTAGTGTGGACTTGCTCGCCGATTTATACGTTGGGTTGCCCGACGCTACTATTCAATCTCTTTTATCGCACAGCTCTTCTCCTGAAGTTCGGGAAGCGGCCACGCGAGAACTGCAACGACGCAAAGCCCCCGCCAAGAAAAGCGCTGCGCAATCTGCCGAAGATGAACTTAACAGTCTCTTTGATGACGATGAATCATCTTTGTCTGCGCGTCGCACCGATGCGGAGATCGCTCGTGACCAGAAGCTAGACAAGCTTGGCAAGCTTTTTGGTTTGAACCGCAGCGCCGATGAAACTGCGAAACAGTTCCGCGCCCGTATTCAAGAAGCCATCGACTTTGAAAAGCTGCGGGAAGACAAACCGCTGTCTGAGGTCTCTGAGAAGGACATCGCTAAACAGACTCTGCGTGAAGACGGTGCCTATGTGCCGCCTGACCTTCAGATTGAAGCGTACGAAGAAGCTCGGAAAATTCACAACGACCAGTTGGAAAAGGACGAGCAAGACCAATACTTGCCTGCGTACAAGGAACTCTCCGCAGAAGACCGCCGTATTTACTTCCAAGAAGGCTTGCCCCGCCCCGGCGCTGGCACTGCCGCTCAACACGCTACTGCTGCAAAAAAGCTAGCTGAGTACCGTAGTAGGGTGCAAGAAGGGTCTTTTGAAGGAGAAGCGGGGGCACGTGAATCCTATAACCGTGAACGCGGCGCGTTTGGGCGCAAGACTGGCCTGTCGTATTCGTTCCCTGCTTGGTTCTCTTTGTCGGACGCCAGCAAGAAGCTCTACGCCGCAATCAACAAAACTGACACCGCGCTTGAGCAGGACATGGCGTTTCGCGCTATCAAAGCGCAAATCCAAAAAGAGAAAGCTGAGCAGGCTTCTACGGAAGCTTTGTCTCAAGCGGAGACCGACGCGACTCGCCAAATGCTGGATGCAGCGGAGCGTGCCCGCAAGTCTCAGCCCGCAGGCAAGGGAGAGATTCTCCCGGACAACATTCTTAAGAAGCTGCTGGCTGGTGATATCGCTGCCGTACTGGACTACATCAAAGAGGAAGGCAATGGCCTGAAGCTGGTAAAGAGCAGGATATCTTTTACCGGCAAGCGGATGAAGCTCTACGATGCGGAGGGCAAGCAGATCCAAATCCGCGATTCCATCGCTATGGGCGTGTTTCGCAACCTTGCGGCGCGGCTGTTGGATGTGGAAGGACTCAAAGTCAACGTCGTGTATGACGAGAACATGGTCTATGACCAACTTGCACGATACGACGCGAAAACCAACACAATGTTTGTTGGCCCGAACGGGTTGGATGAAGCCACTATCCTGCACGAGCTACTGCATGCTGCCACGGTAAAGATCATCCATCAGTTCTATACGGATGCTTCTAAGCTGGCCCCGCATGCACGCAAAGCAGTCGAGCACCTTGTCCAGATTGCGGCTATGGCTAAGGCCCGGCTTGGCTCTAACCCCAAGTTCGCTCCTGCGTTTGAAAACCTGTACGAGTTCGTCGCTTACTCCCAGACGGACATGGACTTCCAACTTGCGTTGGCGCAGGAACAAGTCGGCAAGATAGCGACGGTCACCGCAAAAGATGAAGAGCAGACCGAACTCTCCAAGCATCGTGAGCAAACAGGAGGCGCAAAGGTATACGACGCCTTCATGGACAACTTGTTCAATGCGTACACCGGCACGATAGCCTACTTGTACAAGCTGTTCAAACCGGGCCAGACTGCGACCAAGTATCTGTTCCTTGTCCCCACATCGTCGGGCGAAGGCATCAAGAACAAGGTGCAAAATCCCGGGCGCAACCTTACTGGCAAAGCCAGAGAAGCCGCCATTGCTGCGTTCAACAAGAAACTCAGAGAAGAAAAAGAAAGAGACATCCAGCGCAAGGGGGAAGAGAAGCGGGCTTTTGAGGAGAAGCTCAAGAAAGCCATTCAAGAAATTGAAGACGAAGTTGGAGAAGACGAAGCTGGGGCAACTAAAAAACCTGTTCTGTCAGAAGCCGACAAGTTTGACCGAGCGATTGGCAAACTGGAAAAAGAACGCAAGCTGACCGCTGACGAAAAGGCTGCGCTTGATATCGAAGGGCTGTTTGAGAAAGAAGGCGAAGAATACGAAGCCAAGATCAAGGACATTGACAGCGCAGAGTACGTTGCTTACGAAAACGGTATCACGAACCTCAAGCGCGGCATCTTGCGCGAGCCCGGCTACAAGGGCAATCTGCTGCTGGAAGCGTCAGAGATGGTCAGCGTGATCCTTGAGGCACCCGAAGGCAACATCGAACGGCTGGCGGGTAAGGAAGGTATCGACGCTGAGTTGTACGCTAAGAGGCCGAAGAAAGTCTCGGCTGCCGCCCCCGCTACCCCTGCCCCTGCTGCGGCACAACCTACCCCTAGTGAGGAAGAGGTTCGCAAGGGTGGCGTCAACAACGCTCAGACGCGACAGTTCTACAAGCTCAGCGCCAAGGAAAAAGTTGTTTCTGCGCCCGGAAGAATTTGGAGAGCGGTGACTACCGCTCCCGGGTGGCGCGACATTGTCCGTCGGTTCCAAGACAAAACTGTTGAGTCTCGTAGTTTGTTCAAGAAGCAGGACATGGCTGGTCTTATCAACCGAGACATGGATGGTGCGTTCAACAACTTCGACGAGCAAAAAGACCTTGCAACTGGCGAAGCGCGTAACTTCGTGAACAACTATCTGCGCGTGCCGATGGACAACCTCAAGAAGTCCGTCAGTGAATACATCGAGGTGGCTAAAAAATCTCTTGATGACGCAATGATTGATCTGCACATGTTCTCGGAGATGTTCCACGAACCTGAGCGCCGTGAAGTGAAGTGGGTTCTTTCCGTGCCGCTGAGTACTGTTGCGAACCTGATGCACAACGGCAAGAAGATCAGTGCTGCGCAGCGCCGTATCGACATCATGGGAGACCCCCGCACAGGCAAGCCCGGTATTAAAGACCGTGTTGAACTGACTGAAGCACAGCAAAAACAACTGTGGGCTGAGCTGACCGCCCTAGCCAACAACCACGCAGACCCTGCTGGTGACAGTCCTCGCATCAAGAACGACCGCATGCGCCAACGCATCAAGGTCATGGACATCAATAAGGACTCGTCTCTCTATAACGTGTTGGGTATCAACCAAGACGAAGTCAACTTGCGTAGGCAAGAGTACCAAGCGCTGCCCGACAAACAAAGAGAAGTGCTAGACAGAATCTTTGCTGAGGCAAGGGAGATCACACAGATCACTTCCGAACTAAACAAGATCGGCAACTACTGGTCATACCCTGTGTCGAACTTGGTGGGCATGTACAACTACCAACACTACATGCCGTTCAAGGGCGTGTCCAAGCACTCTGTGGTCGACGAGTACACATCGTTTGATAACAAGGCTACCGGCAAAGAGTTGCAGGAAATTGAACACGCGGCAGATGGGCGTTTCAGCACTTCTGACAACCCGTTCTTGCAGATGATGAGCGATGCCTTCCGCTCCGCTGGTCGCGCTGGTCGCCGCAACTACATGCAGTCGATTAAAAACGCGCTTAATTCAAACAAGCTCAACCCAACTGGTACGGGTGTAATTGACGGTGAAGTTGCTAAGCACATTGAGTTTGCGGAGCGCAACACCGTTGACCTGACGGAGTTCAAGGGTGGCAACAACATCTTTGTCTACAATCCGGACGGGTCGATTGACATTGTCAGAATCAGAGACCCGAAGCTTCTGAACGCGCTGCGCTATTCATATCGGGAAGCGGCGCCTACGCTTGACATGCTGAACTCCATGACGGGGTTCTTCGGTGCAATGCACACCCGGTACAACTACAACTTTGCCCCGCTGAACTTTGTGCGCGATGCGTTGACCAACGCATGGACTATGGGCGCTGAGCTTGGGCCGCTGAAGTCCGCTCAGTACATCAAGGCTATTAGCGCAGCAGTGGTCAAGAACGGGCTTAGCAAAGCAGCAGAGGTAGCCATTTTGCATGAGAAGGGCGATCCCGTGAGTCGCCGCATGCTTGCTGACCTAGCAAGCAAAGACCCGTTTGTTCGGGACATGGTTGAGTACCTGCGGCGGGGTGGTAAGACGACTTATCTGGAGAGCTTCTCGCTCAAGTCCAATCTGCAAGACCTGAATACCAAGTTAGGCAAGCGCCGAATCATGGACAAGGTTGATGGCTTCAACGAGTTCGTCGACGTGTGGAACAACATGTTTGAGTTCACTAGCCGCGCCGCTGCCTTTTCGCTGCGCAAGCAGGAGCTTGTGAAAAAGAACATTGCTAAAGGGATGACAGAGGGAGCGGCTGACCGTGCCGCAGGTGTTCAAGCAGCGGCTTGGACTAAGAACCTTGCCAACTTTGAAAAAGCCGGTGAGTACGCACGGGGGATGGGCGCTATGTACATGTTTATCCGCGCCTCGGCAACGGGTGCCGTGCGTGCGGCTGAGGCAACTTTGCCTGCGTTCCGACCGCTGAGCATGGCCCTTAAAGATCTGCCAGCTAACATACGCGATAACCCACAAGCCCTAGCTGAGTTCAAGACCAACTACGCTCAGCAACAGCGTAGCGCGCAGATCATGGTTGGGGCATTGATTGGTTCCGGTATGATGCTGTACTACATGTCGATGCTCATGTCTCCTGACGACGAGTGGAAACGCAACAACGTCAAGAATGACAACATGTCGCAGTGGACTCGCTTCGTGCGTTTCCATATCCCCAACAGCGTCTCGCAGACTGTGGGTATCGGGCGCGATGTTGTGTTCCAAGTTCCGTGGGGCTTCGGTCTTGGCGCGTTTGCAGCAATCGGGGCGCAAATTGCGGGTCTGACGGCGGGCGCGTCTACGTTCAAAGAGGCTTTTGGCAACATAGTCACCTCTCTCGCTGATTCGTTCCTGCCTTTGCCGCTGTCTAGGATTCCCCCTACTGAGTCTCCAGCCAAATGGGCGATTGACACCATAACTCCTAGCATTCTTCGCCCCGGTGTTGAGTGGGTGATGAACACCAACGGTATCGGTCAAGCCATCAACAGTGCATCTACCCGGCGCATGGGCGATGCTTATACAGGTGGTGACCGCATCCCTGAAGCGTACAAAGACGCATCGGACCTCTTCTTCAGGAAGAGCCTTGGTTATATAGACATCTCGCCCAACACTCTTTACTTCTTCGCTAACAGCTACCTTGATGGTCTGGCAAAAGTGGGCGAGATTAGCTACTCTTGGGTCGATCTGGACAAGAAAGAGAAGGCTTTCAACATCAAAACTGACCTACCGCTATTCGGGTCGTTCTTTGGTGCCAAGGTCAACGTAGACTCCCGCGAGTACGGCGAGATGGAGAAGAAGATTCTTGAGCTTGATAAACGTATGAACACGCTCAAGACTCAGCACCCGGCACTGTATGCAGAGTACGAAGCTGAGAACCCTTTGCACGGATACATAGTTGATGCGTACCGGGCGCGGCAGGGTAAGCTGAACAAGCTGCGTAACGAGGCCAAAGAGATTCGCAACATGCGCGAATTGTCCCCGAAAGACCGCGAAAGCATGCTGCGTATGGCTACGATGGAACAGAACATCCTTAAGCACCAGATGGTGCAGGACTTCAAAGCCTACGGCCTAGACCGCTAGCCAGTGCGCCAAGTTCGAATCCCGATGTGCTCATCCTTGACTGTGATGTAGCACTTCACTTTGATCTTGGCGCGCTTGGCTCCGCTGTCTATGGCGTACATCATCTCGGCTAGACGGAGTGTGGGGATAAAGAAGCTGTCCCCCACAGCCATGCCCTGAAATGGGAACACCCACTCAGGCTCCGTTATCTGCGTTGGCGTTAGCAAAGAAATCATCAGGCAGTTCCGTCTTGAACCAGTACAAGTAGGCGGGGTCCACATGGATCGCGGCCTTCCAGCCGGTGGTCAAGCGCCCTTTCTTATCGTCGATGAGCAGGTTCTTCTCGCGCATCTCAAACTCAAACTCGCGGGAACTGATCTGGCGTTCTGCCAAGTACTTCTTGAAGTCCGTCTTGGAGATTTGCATGAGGTTCTCGTCACTGACGATGCGCCCTACGATCTGGCCACGCGGCTCCATAGCCACCTTACCATCTTTGATAACCAGAATGTTGCCCAAGTTCTTGTTCACATAGTCGCCCAAGACAGACGGGTAGTCGGTGCGGTTGACCTTGACGACCTTGTCCCTGATGGTAATCATCTCCAGCACGGCTTCGTGGAACACGCGATCAACGTCGAGGTCAATGATGTTCTCCTTGTGCGCTAGCTCTCCAACCATGCCGACCACGCTCATCAGGTTCTGGTAGAAGCGGTAAGTCACATCCTCACCGAAACCTTTGACGAAGCGCTCATCCCAATAGTTGATCCGCTCCCTGATGTAGCTGTCGCCCATGCGTAGGCCAGCCTGTATGACGCGAGGCCCGGAGTGTCCGTAGTTCAGCCTGAAGGCATCAAAGATGTGTTTGCCAAGAGTGGTGCCGCCGTCGCCTTCCAACAGCGCGGGGCGTCTGATGAACATCTCAATCATCCGCGCAGCTTCACCGTCAGGGTTAGCCTTCAGCACCTCTAGCTTGCCGTAAGCGGATTGGTTGGTAGTCATGAGGCCGATCATCGACGCAGACATCTCGTGCTCACGCTCTGCGTTGACAGACCCCTGCATCCGAATCTTGGCTTTGCCGTGGGAAATCTTGTGGATCAGTTGCGCCAGAATCTTCGGGTCTTTGTTCGATATCTCATCAACGCCAAGCGGGATGTTGTGCAACCCAAGGAAGCGCCCCACCATGCCGTTGTCCGTTGAGTCCAACACGCTAAGCTCTTTGGGATTGCCCCAGTTGCTCAGGCCAGCGTACATGGCACCGGTCTTGGCAGTACCAGACTTTCCTAGAAGACACACAGTCACGCCGGAAGTGGACGTATATGGCATGTACGGAGACGCCAAACCGCACAGCATCGCAAACGCATGAAGCTCAAAGCCGGGCTTGTTCAGGTAGTCCGCTGACTCACGCCAGCGCTCATACGTGCCTTGGGGTACGAGGAACTTAGCGAGGCCGCGCACAAAGGGCGATGCAGGCGCGTCGATTATTTCGCCGGTGGGCAGTATCTCTTTCTTGCCGATCACGAAGCTGCGGTTCTCCCACTCTGGGTCGCTGATATCTTCAGTCCAACCCATCTGCATCCGCATGACTTCTGCTTTGTCGGTCAGTTGCATGTACTGACCCCACTTGATTACGTAGTTCATAAGGTGTGGCAGTTTCTCCGCTGAGGCAAACACGCCGTTGGAGGACATGAGCGCTTTGAATTGGTCTTGCGCGTACACATGCTTCATCGGTACAAGAATCTCACGCACCGGATCGCGGGGCAATTCCAAGCGCATCAACAGGCATTCGCCGTCGTGCTTGCTGAACATCCTGCGGACGGGGAAGAACTCGTGCGGCAAGACAAGGATGGGGTCTTGCTCAATCTTCTCTCCCTTCTTGTTGTACTTCGCTGGTGGCTGGTAGTAGATGCCGCCGTTCAACCCTCGCATGAAGGGGTACAGAAACTCTGGGAAATCAGGAACTGCTTGGGCACCCTTGTCCTGCCGAACTGATTCCTCTTTATTTGTCGCGGGGGCTGGCTTGAACTCTTTGCCAAGGACGATGGGGGAAGTGATCTTTCCTCTGTGCTGGCATCCCTCGCAGTGGTCTGGGTAGTTGCTGAGGAACCATTCGCAGGTGCGTGGAGCAGGAAAGCGACTTGCTTTTTCTTCTGTATTTTCATAGTTGTATTCAGGGTGATCCTCAGACATCTTGTGGATGGCGGTGGCTCCATCGTCACAAAACTTCGCTATCGACAGCCCCGCCCACCACAGGGGTTCCTCAAGCGTTGCGGCATTGGTCAGGATGTTTGTGATCTGGTGGCAACCTACACCATTCAGACTTTTCTCAGCCAAGGTGTCGAAGGTCTTGGCGAAGTTGTCCAGCTTGAGCATGGCGCGGGTGTCGTCGTCCAACCCCTTGCTGACAGTCGCCAACACATCCTGCTTCTGAGGTTCCGGTGCGCCCAGAAACTTCTTCATCTCCTCCCAGCTATAGACGTGTATCTCATCGGTGATGACCGATGTTGGGCGAGGAGTGCCTGTCTTCTGATTGAATGTCTCCGGGCACCGCATGATCCGCGCGGTGTCTGCCGTGACAGCGGGGTCAATCGCAATGTGCTGGAGGCAAAGCGCCTTGAATGCTTCTGCGGCTGGCTTCCATTCATCCTTGGGGATGTCTGTGTCCATGATCCAGTACGCATGGATGCCGCCGCCTGAGTCAACTACCACGGGGTCCGGTAAGTCCGCCGCCCCTTGCAGTTTGTAGAGCGCGAGGTGTGCGTCCTCTTTACTCGCGTACTCCTTGCCTTCGCCTACATCCAGATCAATGAAGAATGATCTGACATACAAGCAGTCGTCGGCTTTGCGGCTATGCCCTTCGAATGTCCCCATCGCTGTGAAGAGGTCATAGCCTTTGTTCTTGAGCTTCTCGATTGTTTCGAGAACTCCGTCGAGCGTCTTTGAGAAGTGGTGCTTCATCCGTCCATTGATGGCGGCACCGACACAATAGACACCCTGACTTGGTAATGCTTTCTCGTAGAATTGTTTTAACATGTCTCGTCAGAGTTGAAAAGAGCGGCGCTAGGCCGCTCGGGAAATGGGGCCAGCTCTAGCTGGCTTGAATCAAATTTTGCGCCCGATCACCTCCTCGATGTAGGCTTTAGCCGCCGCAGTGTTCTTGGCGGGAAGGACGCCTTTCGCGGTATCGCTCTCTATTAGCTCGGTGAAGGTCTCGACCTTCAGCATGTTCTTGTAGCGGATGGGCTTGCCACGGAACCAGCTAAAGACAGTCATGCGAGTCACTTCAAGCGCTTCGGCGACGTACTTGGACGGGAGATTTGCTTTCACGCAAGCATGTGCCAGAGCAATGCCAGCCCTGTTGGGGTTGGCCTTGTGCAACTCAATTAAAAAGGCTTCGCTGTATGTCCGTGGCATTCCCTGTCCTTACTTCTTAGACCACTTCTTGACCACGTCGGAGATGTTCTTCTCGTCAACCGCAGTCTTGGTGGACTCGCGCTTGACCGGCTCAGGAACATCGCCAACTTCTTCCCGTGCGTTCTGAGGAGCAGCCACCTCAGCTTCGCCAGAGTTGTCAGCCTGATACACGTTCATCTTGATAGCGGACTCAGCGGCGGGGCTCTTGGCTTGCCGAGCGATCACTTGCAGATCATCATCGGGCACCTTGCCAGCGGGGCTGAACAACACCTTGGGCGTCGGAGACTTGGTGTCAAACGCCATGCGGGTGATAACGCGCCCAGCCGACACATTATGCGATGCGAGATGCTGGATGTACGGACGGAAAGGCCAACGACCGTTGTCCTCTTTGCCGAAGGCAGAGGTAGCAGGTAGGACCAACTGCATCACATCACCAGCCGGGTCGTTCGGCAGAACCACGGCGGTACGCCAAGACAGGCGGCAGGCAGTGCCCATGCCCTGCGAACCAGAACCCTTGACGGACTTGGGGCAGTCGGCGCAGGATGCGGCGCAGGGGCTCTTCACATCGGCATCGGGCTTCTCGGAGTCGGTTGACCAGCACACGGGGCTGACCTTCTGACCTTCTTGGTACGCGCCCTCGTAGTACATACGCGAGGCTTTGTGGGCCATCTTCACGAAGATCACGTTCATGTGGCGATCTTCGATAGCGCCAATTTCCTTGCCGCCAGCGTACTTGCGGAACACACCGCCCTTGATAGAGATGCGCTTGTTCTGGCGTGCGCCGCCTGCCACCGCAAGGGTGTCTTCATCCAGACCCTCAATGGGGGCCATCACTGCGCCGCTGAACAGGGTTGCGAGATCGTTGCTCATTTAAGTTTCCTTGGTTGACTGAACTTACTCAATTGGAGGGTTTACGCACGACAATCGTGAATTCCCTCATCACATTCACACCGGGCGGCAGACTTGTGTCTTTGCGCTCGGCGATGAATTCTTTAAAGTTTGTCTGAGCAATGCGTTGCTCAAACAACTCTGGTACTCCGTTCTCCATGACGAACCGACGGAAGGAGTCCCCGTCTGCCACGGTGTATCGCTCGTTAAGCTTGCGGATCACAGTGCCGCTTGCTGTCCTGATACTGCTGGCGTTGTTGTCGTTGCAAGCAACGAGCATTTGACTTTCCAGCGCCTGCATGTCCGCATGCAGTTCCCTATCGACGACCTTCCACTCGGCCTCGATTCTGTCTCGTTCGTTCCTGATCGTCAGGTACGTTTTGACTAGCTCTTCAAGATTGACTTCTTGGACTGTTTCTTCACTCATAGACCTAACTCCTGCTTGTACAGATCAACCAGACTCTCATGCATGTCGACCTTGTTCTGAAGCATTGTGTAGATTCTGCGTTCGGCCTCCGACCCTTGCAGGTGGACGACTGTCATGCTGTTCTTTTGCCCGACACGGTCGATACGGGCGATGCATTGCAGATAAGTTTCTACGGACATGACAGGCGACCAGAACACGACGGTGTTGGCGGCAGTCAGCGTCACGCCATGCGATGCGGCTTGTGGTTGAATAACTAGAACTCGTGGGTTTGTTTGCGTCTGGAACCGGTTGATGATGTCCGAACGCGCTGATGCTGATACTGCTCCGTTGATGACTTCGTTGGTGACTCCTTTCTGACTGAGATAGTTGGATACGATTTCGATGGTGTGGGTGTACGGCACAAAGACGATGACCTTGTGCTCGGTCTCGTCCAGCACTTCCATGAGCGCGTTGAACCGTGGCGATGCGTCGAACTGCACCACTTCCTTGGTGTCGGTATAGATTGCACCGCCCGACAGTTGCAGTAACTTGGACAGCATTGCCGCCGCATTGACCGCGCTGATTTCTTCGCCAGCCGCGCTGATGAGCATCTCTTTCTTGAGGAGCTTGTAGTACTGCTCGACCTGCGGAGACAGCGGCACTTCGCGCGTCTGGTACATGACTTCGGGAAGGTCTAGGCAGTCGGCCTTCTCGTAGCGGATCGCTGGCTGAAGAGCTTGGAAGACGGTTGTCTTTGAGTCCTTGCGTGGTGCCCACTGGAAGCGCGAGACAGAGATCATCACCTTGTCGCGCCATGCTCCGAAGAACTTGGGCACACCAGCGGGGTTGACCAACTTGGCTAGCCCGTATGCATCCAGCGGGGATTGCGATGCGGGTGTCCCCGTCAGCATCCACAGGCGCGTCGAAGGGTTGATGAGTTTTGCCAAGGTTTTCCAGCGTTTGGTCGAAACCGTTTTATAGGCGTTGGCCTCGTCGATCACAATAAGGTCAAACCCTACTTTACCAATCTCGTCGGCTACCGTCCCCACCCCATCGAAGTTGATGATGACGAACTCGTAGCTGCCCTTGATGACCTTGACCCGTTTGTCTGTAGCGCCATGCGCCACACCGACTGTGCGATGCATCGCTGTCTTGAAGATGTCTGCCTGCCATGCGGAGTACATGATGGACAGCGGACAGATGACCAGCACCCGCTTGACCAGCCCTTGGTTCATCAGGTAGTCAGCCGCCCAGATGACGGAGGAAGTCTTGCCTGTGCCTGCCTCGTTGAAGCAAAACGCACGGTCGCGCAACGCTAGGTATGAGGCGGTGATTCTCTGGTGAGCGAAGGGGGAGTAGAGACCGGGCCAGTCGTAGTCCTTGTCCATCGGGCTTGGAGCTTCGCCATAGAGTCTCACAAGCCGTTGCATCTCTTCGATGCCCCAATACACGGCGACTTCGGCTGTCGTCCCGTCGTCCTTGAGTACCTCTACCCTGTCAATGTGCCCGACCAAGAACTGCAAGTCGGACGATGGTATCTGCATGTGGACAATTGTGTCCTCCACCACATTCATAAACTACCCTTCACTGTGTATATACGAGACCCCTTACGGGGGTCAGTCGGTCAAGCCCAGCACGGAGAAAGTTGTTCAGCGCCGCTTGACTGACATGGTTAATCCGGGTGGCTAACTGCGACTGCCCCGGCTCCGCCCACTCATGCCTTACAGCAAAGATTACTTCTTGCGTTCCCGCTTGCTAGTCTCAGACACGAGGTTGCTCTTGGAGTCACGCCTGAAGGAGCGGTTCGCTGAGGGCGACACGATGCGTAGCCCGTCTTTGTTCATGCCGCCCTTGTCAAGCGCAACAACATGCGCTACATCCTTGCCCTTTCGAGCGGGAGATACTTCCGTCACCGTGCCAGTATCACGCTTGTCTATCTTCCTTCGTGCGCGTTGGCGCTCCATGCGGCGATCAAGTTCGCCTCGCGCCTTCTGCTGCTCGTACTCTTTTTTATACGGCCTCGGTTTGTTTACGTAGGGCATGGGATTGCTCCTTCATGTGTTTGACTGAGTTGAGTGTCAGCCTAGCCTCTGCGATAGCGACAAGCAACTGCTCAATGGCGTCGTCGTAGTCGTGGTTCAGCAAGTGATTATGGGCCTCTTTCAGCGCCTTCTCCGTCATCATCATCGGATAGGAATAGTCGATCACGACCTCGGTGTTCATCATCTGTCCTTATAGAATTCGCACGTTTTTACGGGGCACCAACCGCACAGCGGGGTTGGGTTCGGGTTCCATACATCCGTCTCCATAGACGACCCCAGCCGCAAAAGGTCAGGCCGGAAGTTGTCCCATAGTTCAGCGATCTGCTCTCGGGTGTAGGACTCATCGACGAAGCTGTTGCGCGTGATGAACAACAGCCCCGCTTTGATTTTCTGCAACTGCGGGAAGTGGGCGAATGCCATCAACGCCATCAGTTTCAATTGTTTTGGGTCAGGGTACTTGTCGCTACCTGTCTTGTAGTCAATGATGTAGCCTTGGTCGTCATCAACGATCAGCAAGTCAACGATCCCTCGCACCCAACGGTCCGCATCCCCAAACCTGCACGGGTTGCCTTTCACATCAAGCGCCATCCTATGCTCGGGGTAACGCTCACCGGGGATAGCCAGCAATTCGTCCAACACAGGCTGGAAGTGTTCGTAGTCCTTGGGTAAGGGTTTACCCTCGCCAACATAGTCCTCGCAGTACTTGTGTACCTGCGTCCCAAAGGTCATCTCATGAGTGACTCGCTTAACGAAGTTCTTGAGGATCTTCACTTCGTTGTACTGCCGGGGGCAGTTGATGTACTCTTTGAGGGACGAGTAGGACCAGTTGAAACTCATAAATTGTCCAATCAAGTTTGACTTATACTAGCACTCTCCGTAGCTTTGTGCAAACTTTGCCTCGCAAGCTACGGGTAAACCACTAGCCCATGCCGGTGGCACAGACATGCACTCAATGATGTAGGCAAGCGCCTCGTCCTTCTGCTCTTCCGGGACGATGACCACCGCCGCATCGTGGACCGTCAGCTTAACCGCATATCGCTCTTTGATCTTGAGCATCTGCTGACCGACGACGATTCGCGCCAAGGCTTGCACCACGTTCTCAACCAGCGACCCACCCCACAGTGACACCGGCCCTTTGCGGCTCGTGTACACATACTTGCTCTTGGCTTCGGACGTGTCTAACTTTAGATCCGGGTATCGGATGTACAACCCATTGGGCAGATGTACACCTTCCTTGTCAATGATGAGGCATTTGTTTTTGCCGTAATAGAACGGCTTGGTGTTGCCCCAATCGGCAAGGGACTCGATCACATCGTCCCCTTCCTTCCACAAGTCGATCACCTTGTCGTTCTTGTCTCGGTACACGCCCACGATCCGCTTGGCTTCCTCGTCGTCAACGACGGCGCCCGGCGGAGTTGTCTTGAGCGTGTGCTGAAGTTTTAACGCGCCAGTCCCGTAGCCCAGCCCAAGGATGCAAGTCTTGCCCACGAAACGCTCGACGGGGTTGGCCTTGGACACGGGATAGTTGTAGACCTCGGAGGCGAAGATGGAGTACACATCCTCTCCCTTGCGGAACTGCTCAACCACATCCTCCTGCCCCGCCAGCCAAACAAGTATGCGTGCCTCAATCTGAGAGGAGTCACAGTTGATGACGATGTGCCCCTCGGGGGCTACGACTGCGTTCTTGAGCGCCTTCTTTTTCTTGTCCCGGCTCGGCAGGTTCTGGAAGTTAACCTTGTCCACGCCAGCCCAGCGCCCGGTGTGTGCGCCGTAGTACTTGAGCGGGATGGGCAGCTTGCCCTCGTTGCGCTTGCCTATGTCGATGAACCGTTCGATACGAGACTCTTCGATGGTGGACTTCGTGCCCAGCCGCACAGCGCACAGTTGCTGGATGAACGAGTCCTCCAGTTCCGTCAGCGCCAAGAACCCTTCATCGTTTTTAGCCAGTGCGTAGGTGTCCTTACCCGTGGTCTTACTGACCTTCATGGGCGGGTCGATACCGTTGTCTTTGAGGATATTGGCGAACTGCTTGTTGCTAGCCAGCTTCTTGCGTACCGCCTCCTCGGTGTCGCACTTGAGTTTCTCCATCAAGCTCCTGAGCAACTCGCTCTTCTCCGCCTGCACTTCGGCAAGGCGTTCGTGTAGTAGCGCGTCATCGACTTCGAACACAGGCTCGGTGAACATGCGTAGTGTCATGTCGATGAGTTCAAACTCTTCTTCTGGAAACGCGCTCGACAATCTTTGGAAGAGCCTAAAGGTAAGGTCCACATCGTTCTTGCAGTACTCACCATACTGCGCTAGGTCCGCAGGCGCAAAGTCTTTACGGCTCTTGCCTTCAGCGGCAACCACTTCATCGCCCTTCTTGCCAAGCTCATATCGCTCTGCCAACTTAGCCAGCGACCCGCCCACCTCCACACCGTGCAACGCACGCGCCATGCTGAGAGTGTCGAACAAGAAGGCAGGCTTGATATCGAAGTGCCAGCTAAGAATGCATCCGTCGAACAGCGTGTTGTGACACAGTACGGCCGCCCGGCTCCAGTCAATCTTGAGCAGATGTTCTTTGATCTCATCATGCGTCCCCGAGAACCAAGTCTCCGGCTCGTCGTCGATCTTCACACCAACGCCAACAACTTCAAACCGCGAGTCCCGCACATACTCCTCGGTCGTCTGGTACTTGAAACCCAGCTTGATCTTGTTGTCGTAGTAGGTCTCAAAGTCGAGAGTGATTAGGCTCATAGAACCTTGCCTGCCTTGGAGTAGACGGTGAACTGACGCACATTGATGACGGCCTGCGTTTTGTTCGACAGATTGGGGATGGTGCCGAAAGCAATACCCTGAACGCGGTTGCGCTCGACCACTTGGGTCTGGCTCTGCGACATGGTTGCACCATGGCCTCGGAAGTGAGCGTCTTGCAAGAACACAGACGGACTGTGGTTATGCTTCCACATGAAGGGGCTGTCGTGGTTGCATTTACATTTCTTAGCTGTCATGTGTTTTTCTCTTTGATGTCGTAGAACCAGTCATCGCCTGCCGACCATTTGCGAGTGCCGTCCACGGTGTAGAAATCCTTGGCCGCCTGAAAATCGGGGAAATTGACCGTCGCAGGAATCAAGCTCTGGTCGTACCACAAGCATCTGTTGTTCGGCTGCGTAGCAAATTGTCCGTTGTCCAAACGAATAAAATTAAATGATTTATGTTCCTCGGCCTGCTCCGTGAACCCCGTGTCTACGCTAAGCTCATCAGCACAGAAATCCACAGTGAACAAATACCTACCGTGGTGCCACTGTCTGTCTTTGCCAAGAAATTTCACGCCGAGATTGCGTAGACCAATCTTTTCGCAGACGGTAAATCGATAGCCCATGCAGTCCCACAGTTGCAAAACATCAATCGGCAAGTCCCCTTCATAGTCCTCGCGCCAAACGTAGGCATGAAGAGGCAACTTGTCGTATAGAGCGCCGTAGTTGGGCAACAAGGATTCGATGCGGAACACTTGCCCTCGAAGAGCTTTGATGCTCACCCAGATAGCGGGCTCTAGCTCACCGTGACCCTTAGTGTGGTTGTACAGAAACTCACGGCGCACAAAACACTTGAGCGGCGGCAGGCTTGCGATGATGTAGCTCATTGGTTCTTTTCTTTCAACAGGGCTTCAAGTTCTCTGGCAAATTTAAATTGCATGGGGCCGGTAACGATAGCGTCGGCTCTGTACATGGCTTGCGCTATCTCATCCTCCGTCAGTCCCACCCACGGGCGCGGTGCTAGCTTGGCCTGCACAGCTTCGATAAGCATTGCTTTGTCGAACGCGTCACCCTGCGGGTGCTGTATCCACTTGAGGCACAAGGCCAGTAGCTCTCTCTCAGTTGGCATCGGTCATCTCCTCGTCCTTCGAAAGCATGGCATCGAAGTACTCGTGCGCTAGGTGTACCAGCAAGCCGCCAACGGCAAGGCCGATGATGATTCCAAGAATGAATTCCATCTTTCTCTCCTGTTTTAGAAAAGCGCGGGTTCGGCTTTCTCGCGCTCGTGGGGTGTTTTAGGGAACCGATTGAGGTCAAGGCGCGTGAAGGGCCACCATCGCCTAAGCTCATCTTGAGTCAGAACCTTTGCGTCTTTGGATTGGTTTTGGTTTTGTGATCGGGACTTCTTTCGTAGTGAAGCTGTGGTCGTTGAAGCAGTTGCGTCGACGGTAGGGGACACCATTTTTGACTCTCGTTTGTTTTACTTCTGTTGGAGCGCCACACAGGGGGCACTTCATGTTTGAGACTTTATTTGCGGACCCCATCCACCCTGAGTTAGCGTTACGGCCTGACCGGGTAGCACCGAACCCCAATTAGAGTTCTGAATGTTCATCATTTGCTGCTCTGCTGGCTGAAGCGTGCCGAAGAACGATGTTGCATCCTCCTCACCTGCTATGCGCTTGAGTACGCGCTCGTTGAACCTGTTGACATGGAGTTCGCTAAGTGCGCCCTCAAGCGCGGCCTTGTCCTCTGCGGGAAGGTACGGCATGGCATCGGAGACGATACGGTCCCAGCGATGGGACCCCGCACCAAAGAATTCTTCAGGATGGTCTTTCATCCGCGCGAGTAAAACGACTGTGCCAGTTTGCATGGCTATTCCTCTAAATAGGGGGAACTGGTATCAACCTAGCGACCCACGAGGGGGTGGGACGCTAGGTTGCGGGGGTGAAGGGAGGGATAGTCTAGCTAGCCTGAGCGATCTCTCGCTCAAGATACCATTGCGCCTTCTTCAGATTCTCAAGGCGGTCGCCCTTGTGGTCTGCGCGGGTGATGTACTTGACGACATTGCCAAGGTGGTAGTTCAGCTTCTTGGCTTCGATGAAGTCAATCGTCTCAATGCCGCCTGTCTTGTAGTGGGCGGGATGATTGACCATATCGGGCGTGGGAACAGGGGGCGCAGGAGGCGCGACACCAGCCACCTTCTCAGCCAACTCCTCTACAGCTTCGCGCATCTTCTTGCGCGCCAAGGACAGCAAGTTGTACGCATAAGGGCGAGTCACGCCCAGCTTACGCATCAGCGTCTTTGACGAAAGCTCAGGGTCAACCTCAAGCATTTCGACGGTCAAATCAAGTTTGCTTTTCATCTGCCTTCTCCTTTTTGGTTTGGCGTTTAACAGACACGATCCCTGCCCCATGCAGGTTCCGTGCGGATTGCATCTCATCAGCGTATAGATACGCCATCATCGCGATGTTGTGCGGTTCCTCTCCTTTCATAATTAATCCAATCATGGCAAAGCCTGCGTGGAGGTCACGCAAGTTGCTTCGGTCCTCATCAGTCATGCGATCCCCCCATCTCTTTCAATACTTCCTCTAGCATCGGGAACTTGTCCTCGTTCACCACGAGCGCTCGTCCACCTCGCGCAGTAATTTCTCTGATGTGTTTCTCTTGCAATGCCGTGGTCACGCCACCGCTGGCCTTTGCTTCGATAGCTAGGAACCCACCGTGGGGTGGGACGCAACATAGGAAGTCAGGAACCCCCGCGCTTCCGTAGCCCGTGCCCATCGGCATCGTGTAATAAACACCGTACTGATTGAGCATCGTCTTGATTTTGTCCTTCACCTTGCCTTCAGGCGTTTGCGCCATGCTGTTCTCCTTTGAGGGATGCGAGTGTGTCTCTGTCGACCACTAGGCAAAAATATGTTTCACTCACGCGCCAGCCAATGTCATCAAAGTCTCTCGACATTGGGTTCGTATAGATGAGCATCTTTTGCATCCGTGATTCGTTCTCCAGTCGGTGGGTCGATGCGGCGAGGATCATTGCCATCTTCGTTTTGAGGGTGTCAGGCAATGTGGCTTCGTCGTAGTACCGCACCAGACCATCGGCTACATAGACCGCGTACTGGTCACCTAGCTTGCGTAATGGCAACCGTATGAGATCCCACTTTTTCGTATGGACAACAGGGCTTAGGTGTCCGATCAAGTGTTGCATGAAGTAACCATCCACACATGATCGTAGTGGGTGGTACTCGTGTTGTAGAAGAACACCGAGTCAAGGTTTGGATCGTACTTGTCCGTGGTGGGCAGTACCCCGGCCTTGTGGGGTTCGTTCTCGTATGCGACCTTGACCATAGTCATCAGCGGTACAAGCTCCGGGACAGACTCGTAGGAGCGATAGCGTTTGAATGGCTCGACTGTTTCATACTGGATGGTTTCATCTGCAACCTTTACTAGCTTGTACTTGCCGATGATGTAGTCGCCAAATCCATCCACACCGATCATCCAGAACGGATTGAAGAACATACGCTGGGACTCCTCAGCTTTGACCTTCCTGACTCTATCAGCTTCCTCATATTTGTCAAGAATGGTTTGACATTTATTTTGGTCCACTTTCACCCACTCGCTATTAGGACTTTTACCTAGAGCCATGAGAAGCAACGCATGAATCTCATTAGAGTGAAGCTCGTTAGGCTTGTTGCTGTCGCCGATACCGCGCTTGAGTTGCTCCTGCGCCGCTCTAACTTGCTTGACCTTCCTCTGCTCCATGTCCGCTCGGGATGGCACAACTTTGTGGCGAGTGAGAGTAGCTATCAACGATGAGACCTTCACGCTACGGATAGTCTCCTTGTCCTCTCGTGAACTGCCACGCTCCTTGGCATAGTAAGGGGAGCGATAGCAATACTCATTGGCCTTGTCAGGGCCAGAGTTTTTACTCGCGGGGGACACGAATACCTTGCCAACAGCGATGCCGTTGGTGTGACCCATGACCCACACATCGGAGAGGTCCGAGCCTTCGTACCTAATCAGCCCTACCCTGCGGATGACTTTGAGGCCAAACTTAAATTCAAGTTCACGCACCAGTGGATACGCAGATGACTGCTTCAGCCTCTCGTACTCTGCCTCGTCACGGAAGCCTTCAAGAAAAAATCTTTCGACGCTCATTGCGTCTCTCCTTAAAAAGTTACGATCCGGGTAGCCGTCACGCCATACCCGAGCAATTCGATCTTCCTCAGCACATCGGGCGTGAGAGTCTTAGTTCCCGCGATCTGTGCGAACAGCTTGGCCTTGTCGCACATCGGGTAGTAAACCGTCTGCCCATACACATCACGCACTTCTACATTGATGTTCATTCGTACTGCTCCACTTGTTTGCCATTGACCATGATCGTCATGCCCCATATGCACGACGAATACTTCTCACCGGACGCATATGACTTGGGCTTGAAGATGCCCGGATTGCGCTCGTAGAGATCCCTTATCAGCCTGCGCTTGGTAGCTGGATACAGCCTGTCGTACGCGTTGGATTCCTTCTCGCCATACCACCAGCGCGTTGTGTCATTCGCGTGTGCCATGTACTTCAGTTGCCGCAGATCGTGACCCATCGTGTAGAACAAGAACGCATCAAGCGGCGCGGTGTTCATGAGTTGATTCGATTTGTTGAGCATCTCTTCATCGACACCGAACTTGCGCGGCGATCCTTCCACGAGTTGCGAGGCGACTAGGACCACGTTCTCGAGCGTCATAGACTTGAGCATCACCTCAGATACTGTTAGGAAATGCTCGTACCGCTTCATCAGCTCCTTCGACGCTTTGCGATCCACGCGATTGACCAGCACCTCGTAGGATTCGATGGGTTCCATCGTCCGGGCGTTGACCCGCATACCCCGATAGATGGGATGCGTTTGGCGCTTGCCTCCAACACGGTAGTTGTATGTCATCCCACCCCTGCGTGACTCTGTAGAGAACCATCCTTGCATACCATCGCTGAGGAACTTCCTCTCGCCCTGTCCGTAGTGCTTGGCGTTGAACTCCAACACGCCATCGCCATAAGATGCGGTCGTATCCCCGGGGTACACCGTCGCCAAGCGATTGACCTTGCGTACATAGTGAATGTACGAACCGTCCGAGTTCACAATCGTCTCGTTCTGCTTGCGCGGAGGGAACGCATCGTATTGCTCCTTCGTGATATGGATGTTCTCCCAACGATTGCCGTAGATGAGGTCGAACACCGTCTGCCCATTCTCCTGTCGGGCAAAGAAGTACTTGGTGTTCTCCCTGCGGGTGTACAGCGGGAACCTATCTGTCGTCCCACGGTAGGGTGGGGCGCTATTCGCAATGCGCGAAAGTCTCTCGTACGAAAAGTTAGACATTACTTTCTCCTTTAAGTTCATCCAACCAAGTTAATACATCACGCCACAACTTATCGTTCTCTGTGCCTCTTGCCAATCTTTGGACGCAATAGAAGTACGCACCATCGCCACCCTCGTCAAGCAAGAGTTCCTCGGCTATCTCTTTCGAAAAGCGGTGTCGTTCGATGGTCGTCGTCATGCGGTAGTTCTCCACGCCCGATGCAAACGCAATGGGCTTGGACCTAATCTCAATGTAGGTTTGGATTCTGAGGACCCGAGGGACCTCCATAGCCTTGCCTATGAGAATCCTAGTCTTTGTCGACAGAGACAACTTTGGTCCCCTGCGGAGCGGCGAACCTCTTGTTGGAGGTAATCATCCACAGCGTTGGGCTGGAGATGTTCCACGAGATGTTCCCCTCGACATAGCCATCGGTGAACACGATGACGCACTCAGCCTTGATGTTCTCCTTGTTGATGTACTCGGAGACACACGAGACATGAGTACCACCACCGCCCAGCGGCTTGAGCAACCCAGCAATGTTCTGGTAGTCGCTCTGGAACACTTGCTCACCATGCACAGCCGTGTCCCACCACAGAACCCGCACCTTGTCGGGAGAGCAAAGGTCGCAAATAGATGCCAGTTCCGAGGCGAACTCGGTAAGCTCCTTGCCACCGATGGAACCCGAAGTGTCGATAGCCACAACAATCTCGCCGATGGTCTCGTTCTCCACGCTCGGCAGATAAATGTCATTAGCCATGTGACGCTTGTTGAGGCGACGCCAAGTGAACTCGTCCTTGCCCTTGACAGAGGCACTCACGAAGTCACGCAACGCATCGCGCCAATCCACCTTTGGCTCAAGCAAGTCGCTAATGGCGCGGGGCATCTTGGCCCCCATCCGCCCAGCTAGCATCCCACCCTCGCGTAGAGCTTTATCTATCGCGTCGTTGATCTCCTTGACTTGCTCGTGAGTCATTCCGTCGAGCATCTCGCCGAAGTCGTGCTCGTCTTGCTGGGAAATGTCATACACCTTCCCATTGACCTCCACGGTGTCCCACTCCTCCTGCTCCTGCCCACCTTGCTCCCCACCCCCCTGTGGGTCGCTATCTTGCTCATCACCGCCACCACTCTGTCCGTTGGGGCAGGGCTTGCCCGGTTGGGGCTTTTGCTTCTTGGGCTTGGGCTTGGGCTTGGCGTGTTGCTTGAGATAGTTGTAGACCTCACGCATCGACCAGTTGTGGAACATGGGGTCATACACACCACCATCAGGCAGAGCCACGATGCGCTCGGATGAGTTGCCGATGCACCCCTTGATGTTGACGATGATGTCATTGACCACGAAGTCAGCGGCGAGGTTCGCCATCTTCGCGTTCTCTTTGAACATACTCTTACCGAACGGAATCTGCTTGAGCGCGATGTGCAGGTTCTCGTGCAGGATGAGGCCACGCACCTTGCTCTCGTCGGTGATCCCATTGAGGAATGGCTTGCTGTACCGCTTGTTCACACCGTCGGTGTACGCGGTGAACTGCCGATCCTCTACCGTGGTCTCGCCCATGAGCATCACGCCCGAGAACAGGGCAGTCTCTGGGTGCTTCATCAGCGCCACATGAGCGCGTTTGATCCGGGTCTCTTGCTTAGACATACTTTCTCCTTGGTTGAATAGAAACCCACGAGGCCGTGGGCTGTTACTTGCTCAGAACATCTCGTGGTTGTTCTTGGCCCACTCTGCGATCTTGAGGTTGTTCCGCGCCAAGCGAAGCGCCTTGGGGTTACGCATCATCATGGTGAAGAACACAGCCTGAACCTCGCTGGAAGGGATGCGCTCCACGAACTGCATGAACTTGGTCAACTCGTCCTGCGTGGCGAGAACATCCACCGCCTGAAACATAATCATCAACTGCGCGCTAATGTCCGTAGGCACAGGGATGGACTCGGGCGATTTGATAATGTCCTTCACATCGGTGAGAGACTTCTCAAGCGAGAGGAACGCCGCCATGTCGCCTGCCGCCGCCGCACCGATAGTGCCAGCCAGCGCCACCTTCACAGCGTTGTCCGTCATCTTGTCCCGGTTACGCACGATCACATCCGCTTTTGCCAACGAGCGCGGCGAGACGAATGAGAGACTCGTCATCGAAGGCTTGAAGATGTAGGGGTTGTCCTTCTGGTCTTCGCCCTCGGTGTACGACGCGAGACTGCGCGGGAACATAGCGACCCACGCACGGATGACCCGAGAGATACCGCTCTCCGATGCCCATTGCAACCACTCGTTCGGGCTGGGCTTCGCCATACGCATGATGCACACACGGTTACCAGCATGGGCCAGCATGGAGTCACCCACACCGTCGCTTGCGTTGTTAGATGTTGCAAACACGATGGACTTAGTACCGTCCGCGCCCGTGGGCAGAGGCTCGTCACCAGCCATACGCTCCAGCATCATCCGGGTGAAGATCACCTGCAACAGCTTGGG